ATTTCATCAACCCACCATTCACCGCGCTTTGCGTAAAGTTTATTATAATTTGTCAGCCCTAACTTTAAATCATCACGATCCTGAGCCGCTTCCCGATATACATCAGCCGTCATTTTCGGAGGCATGGCAAAATTCCACTTCCACCAGTCCAACGGGGCGGGCGGCAGCAATCCAGACTTGACCGCAGACGCTAATGCAAAATTGACAATTCGAGTAGCCGGGTAGGTTAGGGTGTATTGACGCCTGTTAATTGACCGCTGGCATTTGTTGGTGATAGCTCTGACTGCTGCCGTGCCGAGTTTGGACATGTCGTAAGCTTGCTCAATAGGCCAGTCCATACCGGAAAACCCACCGCGTAAAATCGAGTCGATGAACGTCCGGACCTGATCGGGCGGGGTGTCATATTTGAAAGCTTGGATGTCATTTTGAGAGTTGGCTTTTATATAACGGATCGCCCCGCGTAGGTAGTTTTCAACCACTAGGCTTTTCTCTTCGCCTGTGACCTCGTTGGTTTCTCCTGTTGACTGTTTCCGAAACCAGTCTTGCGTTTGGTTTGGTTTACCCTCCGCGTTTTTCTCAACAACGGTCAATGATGAAAACACGTTAGCTGCTGTTTTCGTGTTCTCGCGAAACTTCTTGGTGTCCTTCCAATCCAAAATGCCTTGGATGATCGACGGGACTCCGCGCCCTTGTGTAAACCATTTTGGATCATAGACGTGGATCATGTTTTTGGACAAAACAACCCGGTCGTTTTCTGGTTTATCAGCCAGTAAATTATATGCAACCGCGCGGCCAAATGAATTGCGCCATACCCCATTGACAAATGTAGTGCCGGGAAATCTCGCGTCCTCATTTGCCATGTAACGAGACCCGACAACATGACCATCCAGAAACTGAAACGACGGCCATCCGGTTTTTTTATCCCTGATTGGCAGGATGAAATACTCGCCGTCGACATCCACCGATTTACTGGCCGTCCATAGGTTATTGATGAAATTACCGGGCGGGCCTTTTACGTCCAGAACCTTAAAATACTCCTTGAGCCACGCTGTAGCCGCCCTACCCCATTCGCCATCTGCCCCGTAATAGATCGGAATCCAATGTTGCCCGACTGCGGTTGTTGCTTTTTCGTTTACTGCCCCCGCGACTAGCGCATAGTTTGAGTAAATAGCCCGGCCTGCTGATCGGAGTGTATCCAGATCGGCATTGTCAACCATCTCATCATGCGAGTAGTTGAGATCCGGCGTAGTGTCATAATACCCGCTTGATTTAGTAGCCTCGTAAAGCCCGCCATACGCTTTTATAGCGAGTGCGCCAAAAGCATTTTTCAGGGTTTTAGCAAAAGGTATTGTCATGATTTGAGAATGATACGACTGTTCTATCAGCGTCAGTCGGGTAGTCTTCTGGGCATAAAAGCTCCAATGCGTAGATGCACTCTTGGATAACTTGATCGGCAGGGAGGGCAAAACGGGTAGTTGCCTGGTGTCCCGAGCTTGACCATGAAGAGACTTGTTCACCTTTGTTTTCGGTGAATACTTTCTTCATCTCGGCAAGGATCGCCTCAACCTCTTCTTTGGTAAAACCTTTGCGAAAAATGCCTGTAGGATCGTATGCCATAGTTTACGGGGAGAGATTGTAAAGAAACATGGATATAATGCAATGTTTTATTTCTCCCCCTGTATCCTGTCCACTCTCTCTGATCCAATCACGCCCATCAATGACGCCAAAACGATCTGGAAAACCTCGCACATTAGGAGGTGGTCATGTTTTCTCACCTTCATGAACTCTTGCTCATGCGCTCCCGTCCGGCTGTTCACGCGATCTTTCAAAACCCATGAGTCGAGCTGTTTGAAATAGTCGTCATCAACATCGCCCGGCACGCTCCAATCATAATCGACATCACTCGAGCGCAAGGCAAACAAGCGATCCATGGCGGAGAATTTCGAGAAATACAACATGCCGACTTCCTGATGGCCTTGGTCTCTTGTTCCGATCCACGGGTCCATAAACTGGATGGGTGAATAAATGCGCATCACTTTTTTGTTGTCTTCGGTGTGCTGGAATGATTTCTTTTTGGCGTTTGTTGCACCCTGAACGGCGGTCCATCCAAACTTGGAGCACATCCGCAATCCTTTCGTTTGATCGTTTGCCACGTCGCAGAGAACGAGACGCGGCTCAACTTTGTATTCAGTCAGGATTCTATCCGCCTCATCGCCGGTCTCTGCTTTTTCGTAATGGACAAGCACGCTTCCTTTCTCACGATGCCAATCACGTATCACCACCCAGAGGTGGCCGAACTGCCTATCAACTGCGCCGCCCCGGAATGTCGCATCCTCCATGCCCTCCCTGAGTTTTAGTTTGGGGCTGGTGTTGACGGATTTGATAACGGGCCGATGTTTGTCCGGGTCCCAAAATTCAGCAAGGCGTTTCAAGACGAATTCCTTCAATAGCACTTCATCCCCGTATCTCATCGCCATGATTGCTTTTGTCCACTCCTCGACCATCGTGTAAAATGGCACCCAGTCCACGGCAATCCCGTTGTAATGGTAGGCTTTACGCTCCGGGTGTTGACCTGTGACCACGGCGGCATAATCGCCTTTTTGCGACATGAAGCGTCGATTTTTCGGGGTGTCTTTGATTTTGTATCCACAACACGGACATGACATGTAGATGGTTTTTTGCAATTTGTTGTAGTCCCATCGCCCGGTCTTTTTGTCTCGACATGATGTATCCCAGCGCATCCCGCCAAAAAGTTTCGGGTTGTCTTTGAACCCCTCCGGAGGTGACCATCGGGGGTAGAACAAATCTTTGCATTTCGGGCATCTCACATTGTAGTGAAACTGGTTTGAGATCTCGACGCGCCCGTGTAGCTCGCCGCCAATCTCCCCGCCGGTTGACATGTTGAGAATAAACGAATTCCAGAATGCTGTGACTCGTTTGTATGCCTCCGCAAGATGGCCGGCAGGATATAGCCACGGCTCATCGTTGATCAGGTATCGAATTGATTTGCCCTGGAGGTTTCCCTTGGCGTGCGCTCCTTGGAAAATACCAAACACACCCGGCCCCCATTTGAGGTGCGCTCGGGCTTTTTGCGTCCGGTTTAATTTCCGCATGTGATCCCGTGTCGCTGGTGATGCCGCAAGGGTTGGATACATTCTCGACTCACTCCAATCATGAGCATTCGGATCGGTGTCAGAGTTAAACATGATCGGCCCCGGCTCATTGGTCAGCCAATACGGTATTGCGATCTCGGCAAGGGTAGTTTTCGCGCCCTGCACGGCACCGACTAATGTCATTTCCCGCGTGACGCCATCCGTGACACATTGCGACGGTTCGCGTAGCCAGGGTGAAATGTTTATGTCAAAATCCTCAGATCGTGCCGAGTGTGGTAGCCTGACAAATTCCGTTGCCCAGAGATGAAGTTGTGTCCGGTCCGGAGCTTTCCACCATGACCAAAAAGACTCCTTCATCCGTAGCGTCTGGTATTCCGCCAGCTCCGGGGTTGGTGCTACGTGGTCAGATTTGAGGGGTGGCTTTTTGGTTTTAGGCATTTGGTTTAAAATTCCCATTCGCGTTCCTCGATCTTAGCCCCTTTTCCGCGCAGGAATGGAATTAGTTCGTTGCTGAAACAATCAGGGCAGATATCAACATTTAACTCTGTCCCCCATCCTCCCTCCGGATAGCAAGTCCCGTCTTTTTTCCGCACGGTTACCTCGACCTCGACCTCGTTGACTTCGTATGCTGATGATTCCCAGTTGCCCTTTTCGGCTATCTTCCCGCATAAATCGCAGGTTGTCTTAACGAGGGTATTTTCCTCGACGGTTCTTTTTCGTTTTTCGTATTGCCTCATAATATTATTGGTTGTCTTTCTCTTCCGTTGTTGTCCCAAAAGAATTCTTCATCGCTGAATAGAAATCTTGTGCTACGTGGTGACCGTTTCCTCCAGCTTTCCACCATGACCAAAAAGACTCTTTCATCCGCAGCGTCTGGTATTCCGCCAGCTCCGGTGTTGGGGCTACGTGGTCAGATTTGCGGGGTGGCTTTTTGGTTTTAGGCATTATCGGTTTACTGTTAAGGCATAACGCTCAAACATAGTAATGTAATTAATATAACACCGATTATTATACATATGCATCCATGCTTCTCAGCAGCATCCCTTTCGGCTTCTTCTTTTTCGTGTTGTGTCATAATGTTATTATTTGGTTTGGTTTTCTTCTGTTGTTGTCGCCTCGGCTCGCTTCTTGTCCACCTCGGCTTTAAATTCTTTTGCGCGGCCTTCAAAATTGGCCAGGATCTTATCAATATGTTTGCGGAAAACTTTGCGTATCGCCCCGGCTGTCATGCCGACTATGATCGACGGCAGCACGTTCTCGAGTTGGCGTCGTATCTCACCGACGACTTTCGGGATCGAGTCAGCAAAGAACGCGTCGATTTGATCGATGTGGATTAGATCGCCTTTCATAATTGCAACTTCTGTTTCGAGTTTGATTGCGCGGGCGCGGTCGATTCGTTCTTTGTAATCGAGCCCTAATGTTTCCGTGTCGCCGGGTTTTCCTGCGGCTTGTTTTTCGCCGCAACTGATCGCCATCGCTGAAAGCATCCTGTGATGCGGGCTGTATTTCTTGATTATGAATTCTCGGAGTAGGCGCAAATTCCAGCCTTTTGTTTTATGTGGTGCTGGGCAGTCCTTATCCTTCACATATCGATCTAGCGTAGTTGGGTGACATAACCACTCAAGAGCTATGTGAGCCTTGACGGGAGACCATTTGTCGCCGTTTCTATCTGGTTTTATTGGCATCAGGTTCGTGAGTTTGTTTTTGGAGGTGTTGATACATATATAGGATGCGGGAAGCACGGAAACC